AAAGTATTACCAACACAATTATCCATAAGGTTGCAAAGAAAATCATTTCTTTTGGCTTTAGTGATGATAAATTGCAGCTCTTCTGCATAATCAAACTCCTTTACTATTTGTCTATCCTCTTTGGGATAGTTTAAAACTATACATTTAATTTCTAAATCTGCTAAAGTCTTATTGTCAATTAATTCTTTAGTTGTTATAACATATTTGGCTTTACCAAATAATCCCTCTAACACTAATCTATGTGTTTGAGTTCCATCTAATGTGCCCGTCAATCCAAAACGATATTCACATGTATCCATTTTAGTTAAAATACCAGTTAAAGATTTAGCTTTAAATAAATGTGCTTCATCTCCTATAACACATCCAAATTGCCTAAAGTATGGACGTTGTAATCTATGAATAGATTGCCATGTGGAAATAACTACATCTTTAGTTACTTTTTTATCATGACCTTGATATATTTTTTGACAATATGTTTCAGAGCTCCAACCATAATCATCGAAATCTTTATACATCTGTTCTACTAAAGATGTAGTTGGTACTAATATTAAAGTTTTCAATCCTTTCATATTATAATAACGAATAAGACAATAAATTATTAATGACTTACCAGAAGCAGTAGGAGAAATAAGAAGAGAACGATCTGAACCCAAAGCATGGGAGATCGCATCAATTTGATAATCACGAACTTCAATTCTATTTCCATTAATAGTAGGTCTAAGGCCTTTGATAAATCCTTCGACCAAATCTCTGGGCATTGATCTTTTTTTTCTAACTCCTTCTTCAAGGGAGTACTCAATTGATCTAGCATAACAGAATTCCTCTATATATGGGAGAAGCCCATAATATATTTCTCCCGTGATTATATTATATAATCTAATTTTACCATCCCACTGCTTACTTCTATATGCAGGCATATATTTAAAGCCTGGAACTTCAAACGTAAAAAAGTCATTCAACTCTGCTGCAACAGATTGATCAAGATGATTAAGCTTTATATATACCTCATTTTCTTTAGATATTAGCATACTGATATTCTTTCTCAGAACCATAATCTCCTCGTAAGATTATATTCCAAGAAATACTTGTTCGTTCACTAGGTGTTGGTGGAACCCAATGCATTAACCAAGAGGGAAAAATTATACCTGTTCCAACTTCTGCTTCAAACTGCAACATATTAGAATTTTTGTTAGTAAATTTATTTAGATTAGGTTTAAATGAATGAGCTTGAGGCCTAGGATCAAAGAACTGAATTGGTGAAGCTTCTTCATCACCACCAATATAATAAACTCCAGAAAAGACGTTATTGGAATGGGTATGCGGCGGATGAGAAGTTTCTTTTTTTAAATAATTTCCCCACATATTAGTAATTTCCAAATAATCACAATTGTATCCTAGCTCTCTAACTATATCTGAAGTAATATGTTTAATACAAACACATAATGGATTAAACATGGCTTTTTCTTGTAAATTTGGTTCTGTCTGTGTTATATTTTTGTCTGTGTTATATTGTGATTGAATATATTCAACCATATCATCAACTGGAAATTTAGATTTAAATTGATGTATCATTGTTGGAAATGCTAGATACTCATTTATTTCATAGTCTATTTCAGTCATTAAAATCCTCCTGCAACAAATTTTTTCCAATCTTGTGCGTGTTTTATATCCCAGCTTCTATTATCAATAGATTTAATTATACCATCAATAAACTGCAATAACGTTTCATAGTATTCAATTTTTAATTCTATGTTAATGATATCTTCATCAGAATTTATATAAACTCCAAGGTCAGTTTTTAAAACTTTAATGTCAAAGGGTTTTGCAGCGTAAATCTTAGCATCAGATTTACCACCATAATATTCCCATTTCTGGCGATACAATCTCTTGTGATCAGCCTTCAATTGAAACATATGTAACCTATACTTAGATTTATAGTCTAACCATTTTGGTTTTATTATTTGATTTTTATATGATTGTTGGTGTAAATCTTCATCATCTAATATAATAAGGTCTTCTTTGGCTTCCGCCTGCAACTCAGTTAACTTATCCATTTATTCTCCATTATAATGTGTGTATAGTATATGATTGATACGAAAATGAAGCATCAACCCTCAAATAATCAACATCTGTTGCTCCCTGATCATATTGTAAAGAACTTATAGACGTAGGATACATATCTCTAAATCTAACTTCTACAATAGGATTATTATGATTACTTAAAATACTTAAAGTAGCATCTGATGTCATAACTCTATCAGCACTTGCAACATTACCTGTTGCTGAAACAGGAGTTGCAATAGCAGCAGCTGTTTCTGAATCTACAGCCGTTGTATCCCTAAATTCAGAAAATTGTTCTCTACTTCTAGGAAACCCATGACCAACCAACCAATTATGAATAGTAATATAGTTTTCTAATTTTTCATCTACGATAAAGGATAGATTAAAAGTATCATATGTAAGTTCATCACCAGCAATTGGTATTTGTCTAAATGGAGTTGAAAATACAGCTTCTCCTAAAGTGATGCCGGGAACTGATGCAACAACAGTAAAGTATTCAACTTTAGGAAGTTGATTTATTACAAATTTAAATTGCGTAGGACTTGCATAGTCTAAACTCGTTGGTTGCCGTTCTAATGCTTTAATTACCATACATATATTTATAAGAGAAAAAAGGGAGGTCTTTAGACCCCCCTCACTCTATTATTTTTGATTTACAAACTCATAAAGTTCTTTTGCAACATTAATAACATCAGTTGATTTTAATTGTTTTGCTTCCACTGTTATCTTATCACTAGGGTGGTTCTCATTGTGAGAGTATATACTAGTTTCCTCTCTAGATAAATTATTTTCTAACATCCCTTGTGCTTGCGATAGTAAATCTGCTCTAATTTCAAAGCCTGATTTTGATTCTGTCATAGTAATCTCCTGTGTGTGTGTGTATGTAATCTTAATTGATTACCTATTATTTAGTAGACAAAAAAAGGGAGAGCCCGAAAGCTCTCCCCCTTAAAGTCTATTAGACCTCTTATTTTACATAAGATTTGCGACTTTGACTCTACGATAGTAAGCATTAACACCATCATCGATAGATGCATCAGTGTTCTGCGTATCACCAGCAGCAACTGCACCAGCAGCAGCAAATGGGTTAGCAGCCATACCGTAACGAGTTTTGAACCCGATTTTAGGTTGGAATGTATTTTCACCAACCGCACGAACCATTTGCAACGGAACGTATGGGCAGTAGAACATACCAGCGTCATAAGGTGAAGAACCTTTATAACCAACAACGTAGTACTGAGAAGCAGATACGTTGGCAGCATATGGATCAACATACACTTTATAACGACCATTAAGAACACCAGCGAAAGTTGTCGTAGTGTCATCAACGTTTAGTGTGTTGTTAAGAGCAGGCGTGTAATCAAGGATACCAGCCATTTGCAATGCAGACGCAACGTCAGCAGAACACATCAGCATGTTACCTTTACCACGACGAGTCTGTTGACCAATCGCATTGGCATCTCTTTCAATACCAAACATCAAACCCTTGAACTTCTCAACCGACCAGCGACCATTAGAGTCGGTGTCGAGATCGAATACACCAGCAGTTGTTGTATTAACCTGTGCGCCTTTAACAGCAGCAACATAAACACGGCGAACAACTTCACGATTGATTTCAGCAAGAATTTCAGAACTAAGAATATTAGCAAGTTCTGTTTCAGCGTCAAGACCATGAATTGCTTTAAGGTCTTGAGCAAGTTCCATCGTGTACTCAGCTTTAAGAGCACGGGTAACGGCAGTAACCGTTGACTTGTCGATGGAGAATGACATTTCAGCAAATGCATTCGTAGTTGTATCACCTAATGCTTCACCTTGTGCAGTTGTTTGACCAGTTGCACTTGTGTAAGCAGTAGCAGGACTGTCGTTAAGAACGGCAGGGTTAGTTTCTGTCGATGCAACATCAGTTCCACCAGCATCACTAGCAGCATTCTGGTTAGAGAAACCAGGCATTGATTCGTCAACAAGAGCTTCAGCACCATCGGAAGATGCAAAAGAAGCACGCATTGCAAAGATAAGTCCAGTTGGACCTGTCATTGGTTGCACACCGCAAATGTCATATGCAATGAGGTTAGGCATTGCACGGCGAACTAGCGAGATCAAAATTGGATCCCAGTTAGAAATGGAACCACCAGTGGAGTTAGTAGGCGCAGCTTCTGAAAGAAAATTTTGGTCTTCTTTCATGGCTTTTTCTTGGTTTTCTAGGATAACGGTTGTGACCGCACGCTTGTAAGCATCTTCGATTCTAGGCAAATCGGGATGTTCTAGGACGGGCGCCCACTTCTCTTGTAGATGTTCTGTTTGAAACATTGAGTTTCTCCTTATTTTTATATTCTACAGTTATTTATAAATTATGCACTCTTTGTACGACTGATTGCCGACATGTAAGCTTTGATGCTTTCAGTCGTATCAATGTCCTGTGCCGTGTCACTACTATCATCGTCAAGGCCGAAAGACTGTTCGCCAGTAGTTGTTGGAAAATAGCTTTCTTTCAAAGTGTCAAGTTTAGCTTTGAAGGAATCTTCAGAAGCAAAATCAACATCTTCTACAAGTGATTTAAATTTCTCAATTTCAGTAATAGCAAGATCACTAGATACTTCACTAACAATTTGCTCTCTGGTTAGAGATTCAACCACCCTTTTCTTTTCAACATTCTCTTCAATCTTTAAATTGAGTTTTTCTTCTAACTCAGCAATTTTTTCAGATTGAGATTCTAGAACGTCATATTTTTCATCTGGAACATCAATGTAATGATCTTCAAACAACTGTTTTAGACCAGTAATAAAGTCCTCTGCGATTTCACCTTTTAGACCACGCTCTACAGCAAGTTCGTTCTCTTTCATCCACTCTTCAACAACATAACTAAGATAATCATCAACTTTAGTTGACAACTCTTCTTTTATTGTCTCTGTAGCTTCTTCAAGAGAAACAGCATAACCCTCTTCCATTCTTACAACTTCACTACGGATTTTAGATTTCACAGCAGCTTCAAAGATTGTTGCTGCTTTATTTTTAAATTCTTCAGAAAGGTCTTCACCAGCTACCAGTGCATCAACGTCTTCTTTGACATTGATTGAC